CAAAAAATAATTATGTCATCCGATAATAAACTCAAAAACTTCCTCAAGGACTTCGATGAATCCATCGTTCCCGCTGATGGTCTAGACTACGCTTTCTATGGCGTAGCAAAGACTGAGACTGGCTATCAAGCCATCTACTCAACGGAGCGAATTATCGCCCATTTGATGGAGGAAGATATGATGGACTTCGATGCCGCTGAAGAGTTTATGCACAAGAACATCTTTGATGCATACCAAGGCGAGAACCCGCCTATCTTTATGGACATCATCCCTGAGGAGTTCTGGAAATGAGATTACTCTTCATTCTCTTTTGCGTCTGCTTCGTCTTTGAGGCTGTCCTTTTTGTAGCGATTCTTAATACTTTTAATAAAGACGAAAAGAAGTCCTGTTGCTACAACTGCAAGACTTGTGCCGACAATCCAAGCAAACCATTGGCTGTCAAAAATCCAGAGGCTACCCATAGCCAAAGCACCGCCACCCATCAGAATTAACCCCTTGGTCTTCCAAGGCGTAAAGGCAATTACTGTTAGTCCTGCAACAAACAACCCCAGCCCTGTGGTACTAAACTGCCATAGGGCTTTCTCTTTTAAAGCAACTTGACGCTCTTTCTCCGCATTGTCGGCTATGGCTTGGGCGATAGCAATGGCGTTCTCCTTCTCTTCTACCAAAGCCCACAGGTCGCTAGTCTCAGAATCAATCTTCAACGCTTCTTCTTTGTCCTTCTTGACCGCCTTGTGGTCTTTTGATTCGACCATCCGTCTAAAAGATTCAACTCGTTCTTGCTTTGGCTTGCTGACCCCGCTGAGTCTTGCGACTTGCCCTTCAACGAGTTCTCTAGCAATCCCATCAGGAATGGCAGGAGCGACAGCAGTAAGGGCAGAAGCCGCTTCAGAAACGATTCCTTCGATTTTGTCAATGTATAGGTCTTTCTCCTTGTTGTTGATTATTACTGGAGCAATTGGCTCTTGGGTTGCACATCCGCATAAAAATATTGATGCTATTATATATCTCATTTGAGTTTTTCTAAAGCCTTGGTTCTGACCCAGTCAAACAACTCAGGGGCAATAGAACCAGCGATAGAACATAGAACGCTTTTATAAATAGGCTCTATGTCCACAGAGTACAAGGATAGGCTTGTAATTACGCCTACCACAGCACCTGCCGCTATCTTTCTGAACCATATAAAGAAAGTGTATTTTTCATTTCTGAGGACAAGGCTAGTGAAAGCACCAAGAGCACCGAAGATAGCCATAATCCATCCCCCTCGTTTGAGTTCTTGAATAAGGACTTCATAGTCGTGGTTGTCGTTCATCGTCAGTTCCTCAATGCTCGTTTTTTGGCTTCTTGTTCAGAAGCGTAGATGCCGACTTGAACTTTCTGGGAGTTATAGACCTTGAACTTGTCTCCTTGAATCATAATGATGTATCCGTTGATAGCCTGTAATACCTTTCCATTAGGTGCGACTTTCTCCGCAAAATTTTCTTTTACGCTGTAATTAGCGTTCATATCCCTATAATCTACCTGACCAACATCCTTGGTTCTGGTTGCACCGTAAGGGTTGCTGTTCATACCAAGCAGGTTTGTCTGCACATTACTTGGAAGGTCTGAAAGTTTACGCTCACCAGAGTTAGCAGAGATAGATGTTTCGTGCAGGTCTAGGACATTGATAGGTCTCTTGAGCAACAGAATCTCAGGCTTCTGCCCGTTCTTTTGAACAATACCTGTGTTATAAGACCTGTGACCAGAGTCCATAGATTCTACAAAGTCATTGAATTTTATAATGCCGTAGACATCTCCAGACTTAAGTCCTTTTGTAAGGCTATCTGTAAGCGTGTTGCCCATTGTGCTCTTGAGGTTAGCAAGCGTGAACGCTCCTGCCGTTTTAGAGCCATCCCATTCAGGGAAGAACCGCATAACTTCCTGCTTCTTCTTATCGCTAAGACCTTTCATAACTCTGTCCCACACAGCACCCATAAAGTCGTCTATCATAGGTGCTCTTGTGCCAAAGTTCTGAATGCTACTGTCTTCAAGGGTAAGCATCACGCTGGCAATCAACTCATCATAATTCATCTTGTTGTCCTTAACAATCTTCCTGAGTGCATCAGTCTGCTTGTTCTCAATTACAACTTCCCCAGTTTTTTTGTCCTTATGCGTGGTAACTTTTTCAACGGCTTCAGCCATCGCAATGCGAAGGTCTTTTTCGGAGACAATCTTACCACGCTTAAAGATGTCAAAAACATTGTAGTAGAACTCAGAGCCTTGAACTGACGCTCTAGCCTTCTCGTAAGATGTGAAGGTCAGAGGCATAATTGCTGTAACACCTTTGCCCGCATCTTTGTTTGCCTGTACAGCGTTGTTAGTTAGGTTGACAAACCCTTCACCTTGCGATGCCCAAGCCGCATTGCTTCCTCTTTCAGCCTGAAGCATAGGGTAAGGAAGACCTCCAGCACCCTCAGCAACCACCCTGCCTTCGGCTGTGGTGATGTCTGTACCCGTAAGGGTATCAGGAGCGTGGCTGATTGCCCTAAGCCCTCTGAGGTCATTTAAATCCTCAGCGGTGGCGTACCTGACAAAGCCTCCAGCCGATGCCATAGCCTTCTTGAACCAAGGCATATCCTCAGACTTACGGAGGACAAGCATATCCCTTTCGTTCAGGGAGTACCATTTGTCAGATTGAATCTTGCTCCAAGCGTACACCCAGAGTTCGTGACCCTTATGCTTCTCGATATTGACCGTGCCGTCAGCCTCAGTATTATGAATCTCCATCTCAGGATACTTCAGTTTATTGAAGTTATCCATAGTGGCTGGCATATACTGCCCCGTGTATTGGTCTAGGAGTTTAGAGTAGTTCTCTCCGAATGTCCTGACCTGTGACTTCAGCGGAAGACCTAGGTCGTTTTCAATACGCTGGAAGAAGTCCGTAGCACCCATTGCTCTGGCTCGTTCAGCGGCTTCAGAGTACAGCAGGTGCTGGTAATTCTTACCTCGGTATGCAGGTTCAACGCTGACGCTAGGGTCTGAGAAAATCTTTCTGCCATCCTTTGCTCCAATCTGAGTCTTCCAAGTGATGTGACCAACCTCTTTACCAGCCTCAGTAATCTGAAGGTAGTGGTTGTGTGTGCTCTTACCCGCAACCCTTCCAGCCATCACAGCCATACCTCTGCTTGCACTAGCCTTTTCGGTTTCAAATGTAAGTTTAAGTTCTTTTGACATCTCAGGGTTCTCAGCCGCATAGCGTCCAATGAATCCCTTCTTCCATTTCAGGCTTTTTTGGTTATAGGTTTGACCGCCCTTGTCGTTTTCGTTGACAGAAAAATGAATAGGAAGTTGGTCTTTTATACCATAGCCTCTTTGAGCCTTAACTTTTTGACTAGCACCAAACAGATAAGCGTCTATGTGGTCAGCGGGAACGCCAAGTGAACTAGCAACAGTATCTTTATAGAAATTAGCATCAGACATATCAGAGATAGGCTGTTTATAATCACTAGAAATAGACAGTTTACCTTTCTCAAGTAAATTTCCTTTCTCATCGTACTTTGGCTTTTCATATCTGCCGTAGATATTAGGTCTATCGTCATCATATTTAAATTTATCAAACCATTCGCTATGCGTAAAATCTGGTCTGTCCAATTCCCACATTGGGTTTTTCATTCTAACACCTTCGTTGTCTTTCCAATACCAAAGACCGCTGTTCTTTGCTTCCCAAATATTATCTGCTTTTGTTTTTCCTGTTTGCGGGTAGTGACCAATGTCTTCCCATCCAACATTGTCTGGATTTGTTTTGCTACCCCTAGCGTCTGGATTTCCAGTAATTTCATCATTTCCAACGCTAACTCTGCGAACTAATAATCCTTGTTCATCTTTTGATTCAAAGATGTTTTTCTTTGGTTTGTAGTAATCATCTCCTCCTTGGTAGTCGCTAGGGCTGTAGTATTTTGTGTCCCTGCTTTCTCTTTCAGCCCCAGTATTGGAGCGTCTAGCGTCCGTGTCCGATACCTTACGCTTATTGCCCATTACTTCTTGAACACGCTTGGCAAGTTGTTTTCTTGTATTCCTGATATTGTTCAATTCGTAATTATAAGTGTAGTAGTCTCCTTGCTTCTGAAGTTTTTTTGTAGCCTCTGTCAGACTTGTTCTTCCTTCTACGACATCGCTATAGATTTGCTTTGAAACGCTGTCGCTTCTAGAAGCCTTTTCTAAGGCAATCATCATATCGTCTTTGCTGGCTGATGTAAATACATCGAGGTTGTCAGCAATGTCTTTTACGCTTTGAGGCATCTCAACCTCGTGCCAAGATTTGACTGAACCTCTTAGTTCACTAAGCCAAGAATTAAGTTCAGTTAAAGAAGAACTGCTTTGAATTCTGCCTTTAAGTTCTTTCTCCTCTGGGCTGTAGTAAGCGTTCCTATCAAGAGTACTTCTGGTTACATCGTAGTAACCGCCATTACCAAGGCTCTCTGCGTTCCCAATGGTACGCATACGGGCGTGGTAAGGTCTGTTCTCTGGGTCAATGATAACTCCATCAAGATACTTAACGCCCTGAGAGCGTAGTCTTTCTGCGGCTTCAGACAGCAAAACATTATTAAGTTTCTTGCCACGCATTGACTCAGCAACGCCTGTGCTTTCTACGGATGCCTTGTTTCCGTCTACATTAATGTGTATGTTAGCAATGAAGTTAGGCTTTCCGCTTTTGTGAAACCCTTGTTTAACCTCAAGAGTAAATCCGTATTGAGGGTCACCAACAGAACGATGTGTGTTTTTGAATTCAACTGTCATTCCCTTTGGAAGCGTATCCTTGTTGTCGTTAAAATACTTCCCGATAAATGTTCTTTGAAATGCGTGACCAAAAGGGTCGTAGCGTCTTCCACCACGGCTATCCGTTTCAGCAACGCTATAGGATGTCATAGCCTTTCCGCTCATAAAGTCGGCTTTTATTTTGTCGTTAAGTACGATGTGGTTTCCTCTGGCAAGACCCATAGCGGTGATGATTTCATCACGGGACATTATTTGTTTTCCGTTTGCTTGAGCCTGAGCATCCATAATGCTATTTTGCAGTTCCTCAAAGGCTTTGCTTTCAGCCATTTTAACATTCACAGCCTCAACATAAGCGTCATAGAACTCCTTAGGAATTTCTCCATTTTTTACTCTTTTATCTAGTGCTTTAGTTGTCGTATTGACCAGTTGCTTAAAATCTTCTTGTCCTTGTCTTGGAGTGGTGACTTCGTGAATGGCTCTGGAAAGACTCCCTGAGATGTACTCGACATTTCTAGCGTCAAGTTTTCCAGCCTTGCCTTGTTCATACATATCAAGAACAAGTTTATTGGCATCAAACGAACCGTCAGATGCATTAGACAAAGTCTCAAACAGTTTTTTAATTTCAGGGTTTCCAGCGACATCAAGACCCTTAAGGAATCTTTCTGTAGAGCCGTACTTCTGAATCTTGATTCCGTATTTGGCAAGGAAACCGCCCCAGATTTCAGGAAGTGCTTTTCCATACAATCCTGTACGAGAAATATATTTCATCTGAGACACAGTAGGAGCATCGTCAGGATGAGTAAGGACAAGGGTGTTTATTCCCTTTCTGATAGATTCTACAATCAGGGATTTTAAAGCAACCAAGGTTCTTTCGTTGATGACTTCAAGAGGGTAGGCTTTTTTGTTCTTCATAGCCTCTTCGTGCTTAATGAACTCTCTGTCAATTGCTTCTATATTGCGACTTAGTGTGTGAGGAGATGCGGCTTCAAGTTCAACTAAATCAACGGTTTTATTGGTGTTTCCTTCATTCTTTCTTTTCTCAAGAATTCGTTTCTTGATTTCACCGTACACTTCCGCTTGCTGTTTTGCTGTTCTGTAAATCAAAGAATCTTTTTCTACAAACTCTTTGTTAACGGCATCTAGAACATTCCATAAAGCACGGCTATGACCTCCGTAAAGTGTATTATTGGGGTCTATCAAAGAACCGTGATAAGCCCTGTAAGCATCATAGGTGTCAAAAATATGAAGTCTTCCTTGGCTTGCATAATTAGGAACAGGATTTGGGTTAGACCTTTTGACATCGGCGGTTTCCCACGCAGTTTCCGCAATAGCAGAAGATGTGTCAGTATAAATTCTGCTTATGAATTCAGCAATTGTTCTAGGACCACCAATTGAAGCAGGATTAAATCTCTGATTAGCATAGAACACCTTACCATCGCTCATCTGAAGTCTTAATCCAGCATCTTGGGCGTTATTGAAATCGCTGTATCCGTCTTGATAATATTTAATGTTGTGGTCTACAAATTGGTCCGCTATGTTTTTTAGAATGTCAGGTTGTTTTAGAATCTCAAGCAGGTGGGTACGAGTTACATTTTCGTGAGATGCGTCTTTAGGTGTATGCGGACGAAGTCCAGTTGGGTCTCTTCTAAGACCAATGTCTGCATTACTTATGGCAAACATTTGCATATATTGGTTTACAATAAGGTCTGGATTCCTTTCAATAAATTTAGCAACTTCAAGTGCAATTTTTCTTGCTTCTTTTTCTTTTGCTGTAACCTTTTTAGATGTAGTGTTTCTTCCTTGTCCAGTTCTTTGGTTGTCAGAAAGATAACTAATCAGCGGAATTGAAGTGCCAAAGCCCTCGTCATAAAATGCACCATTTTTAAGGGCTTCAAGAACTCGTTCTCTTTCCTTAAGGTCTGGGTATTTGTTTACAAGTTCTTGAAGCCCTTGAAGTTTTTTAACTAAATCTGTTCTTTGTTCTGTCAGAATTTTTTGAGATTCTTTATTCAAAGCACCTTGAGGAAGAATGCTTTCACTATTGTTAGATTGAATTTCCTCTATGTATAGGTATTTGTTTCCTTCGGAATCGAATCTTACTGTTGTTCTTGTGTGAACAACTACATCAGGTCCGTAGTGACCTCTTACTCCGTGATGATATTGAGACTGTTCAATTCTAATAGGCGTTTCAGTATACTCGCCTTTAGTTCCACCAAATACATAATTCTCAGTCTGCAATCCTCCAAGTTCTTTAGCACCAGTATCAATCCTAAGCGACAAGCCATTGTTCTTAAGAAAATCTGTGATTTCCTTTGGGTCTAATACGGACATATTTTCTCCCTTAGGTGTAGCAATTGGAGAATGTTCCTGTCCTCTCGGAAGAATGCCACCAGTAGCCGCATCGTACCTGCGTGTTAATCTGTATGTAGGTTGAATCTTAGACTCAAGCCAATCAACAAATCCAACAGCCTCAGCCTCAGCCCATAGACGCTCTCCAGTTCTAGAGCCGTACTGAAGCAATCGCTTACGCAGTTGCTGAGGAGTCATATTAGGTGTATCTCTAAGCATCACCTGAATTCTGTCATTAAGAGCAGAACGGAAGGTCATAGGATAAATCTTATCCCATCCCTTCATATGAGCATCTATGCCACCAATACGCATACTCATCCAAGCCTGACCGCCAGAATTAGAGCCAAAAGAACCGTCAAGTCTTGCAGGGATTCCAGCGTGTTGAATTAGGGTTACCGAATCTTCTGAAAACAAATCTGCCTTAGAATCAATCTTTTCCAAAATCTTTGGAATCAATTCCATTTTATTTCTGATTCCGTTGAGAAATCTAGGGTCTACTTGAGGATTATTAATCTTTGCGTTGTATTCTTCAGTAAGACTTCTTAGCATCTCAACATATTCAGCACGAAACTTTCCTGCAAATCCTCTTGCGTGAAGTTCTTCTGTTGCTTTTTGTCTTCCGTACTCTTCTCTAGGGCTGAAGTGAACACCACGGTCATAAGCCGCCTTAACATCCTGAGCAACTTCGTGCATAGCCTGTTGTTGCTTCTGGAGTTTCTGCTTACCAGCAAGCATAGCCTGTTCTGGCGTTGCGTATGAACCAATACGCTCACCTCGTCTGTCGTAGGCAACGACCTCGCCATCAAGAATCTGATGGAATCTGTAGCCAGTTTTGTGCTCCCAATGCTTACCATTAGGGGCTTCCCTGTAGGTCATCTCAGCAGGTGAGAAGTTTCTGCCGATGTCTGGGATTGCATTCTTGGGGTCAAAGCCAAGAACCTTTTCTCCAGTTAGTCGGATGTCCTGCATTCTTCCAATTGAAAGCATCGTGTAGGCGTTCAAAGCATCGTAGTAGATTTCGCCAATAGGATGATTAACATAGACATCGCCAGCACCAAGGGGAACGCCAGCAACTTGATGCATAACATCTCTTCTCTTTCCTCCATTGCCGTCTCCGTTGTCCAACAGGATAGATGACTCAACCTTTCCACCAGCAACATCTTTACCCATATTGGTTATATACTTGATGTAGTCGGCTTCAAACAGCATAACATCTCCGTTCCATAGGTCTCTTACCGAAGGATTAGACCACATATTTTTCGCCCTCTCGCTATTAACCCTGAGGTCAAGGGTGTGTGCAACCATTGAGACCTTACCATTCTTGCCAACCTTTATGTCAACGCTAAGAAGAACACCAAGTCTGTTTGTGAAAGGAACTTCGTCTCCAGTAATTCTTGGTACATTTGGTCCAGTTTCTACCGTGTGCGTAGCACCCCAGTATCCAGACTCAAAAACTGATTTGTCTGGATTCATAGCAAGAGCCTGAAGAGTTTTAATCTTCTGACCCATAGCAGGTGAGATATGCCCAGCACGAATAAGTCCAGCAACATCCTTGTCAGACAAGTGACCAACTAGATTGCCAGCACCGTCTGTTTGTCTTGCTGGGTCAATGGCTAGAAGTTCAGCGTGAACAGCCTTGCCTAGTTGCAAGTCGTTAGAGAGACTTGTTTTCTTTCTAGGGTCTCTAGCCCCTCTTGCTCTACCAAGGTCGTCAAGACCTTTTCTGAGGATAAGTTCTCCTCTGGCTTTATCAGACATCAAGGTCAGGTCAATTCGTCCAGTTCTGTTTTGATTCTGAGTCATCTTCAAGAAGTCAGAAATCATATAGTCAATAGAGCCTACCCTGATTCGCTTCCCGCTACTGTCTCTGAAGGATTCAGACAATGACCTGCCTTGTTTAAACGAAAACCGTGGGTCAAGGGCAGAGCGTTTGTTTTCAAAGTGGTCAATAAATCTATTAACCGTTCTGTCCATTACTCCACGAAGACCTTCGTACTTACCAGCAAAGAATAAGAAGTCGGGTGGTTTAGCACCAACGAGTTCTTGGAAATAATACGCACCGAACTCTTCAGTAAGGTGTTCAAGTAAAGGCTTTTTGCTATTTACCGTAGCCTCAGTCAATGTGGCTTGACCTGTCTTTTCGTACTCATCAACAGCCCTATCAGCAAGGTCTGACAAACGCTTTGCTTCGGCGGCGTGTCCAGTAGGGTCAATGCTTTTATCAACCTTGTTGTATGTACGCTTCATATACTCCCTGAAGAAAGCCTTGCTTTCATCTGGGTTGATAGAACCGCCTTCAAGGAGTTTACCTGTTGCGTCTCTTACGCCAAGAAGGTCGTGCTTGAGGTTCTCAATAAAGTGCGGAGTCATAACCGCCTTACGAAGAATTAAGTGAAGCATTTCGTGTGGAACTGTCCCAGCACGGAATCCCTTTTTAGCACCCTTTGAAAGTTTAGTGGTGTTGATGTGCATTGTTACCTGACCATCAGCGGCTGTTTCCATCACAACGCCTTCCATATTGATGTGCTCAAACTGAGAAAGTTGTTTTGGTTTTGTAGGGTCTGTTTTATGTATACCAGTTTTCCTATCAAATCCGTTATCATCTAAGAACTTAGTGTGGTTAGCGTCATTTCTGAATTGAAATCTAGAGTCAGGAGCAAGACCGTCAAAGGCGACAACAATGCCATCCATCATCGGCTTAGTTCCTGTCATCTCTCCAATCTTTCTGAATAATTCATAGGCTTGAGCAGTATGATGTTTCCCTGTTTCCTTAGCACCCTCAATGGCGTACTTAGCCATTATGTCTGCTCGTTCAATGGTCTTAGCACCTGTGGCTCTAGAGAGAAGCCCACCAGCAAGTCCACCAACGCCACCAAGAGCAATGCCAGCCCCAGCACCCTGCCACATACCTTCAAGACCGTTATTGCCGTAGCCAAGCCCGCCACCAATGACAGCACCGTAAGCCGCACCTTTTGTTATGTCAGCAGACAATGAGAGAAGCGGGTCAGCGGCATTAATTACCTTAAGCAAGTTCTGTGCAGAAGGGGAAAGAATAGCCTTGTCAGCCTCAAGAGCCGCCTTAGCATAAGAAAGGAATCCTCTTGGACCTCTTTGTATTTGACCACCAATAGCACTAAGTGCTTGACCAACACCGTGTGCAACACCTCCAGCAACATAAGCATTGGAGATGTCAGAAACAATAGGAACAGAGTGTCCAGCAAGAGATGCCGCACTAGTTCCTAACGAACCCATACGGACGGTTGTTGCAATTTCTTTAGCAGACATACCAGTCACGGTTTCTGCCGCCAATGAACCTGCGTTGATTCCGTAATCAATAACTCCTCTTGTTGCACCGCCAATTAATTCAATTGGTTTTCCAATGCCATACTTAAGAGCACCACCAATTAGTCTGTTTTGGATAGCCCCTGCACGGGCGGCAAGCATAGCGGCTTTCTCTCCCATACCAATAGCACGAAGCCCAAGTCCACCAATCTTGGCAAAAGGAATAAACAACGAGGGGTCAGCAATATAACTCATTGCCTGAGTCATTTCGTGGTCGATGTAATCTTTGTTGACTAACAAGGTTTTCTTTCCTTCTGCTAAGTCAATTGAATCTAAATTAAACTCTCTTGCTTCTTGATACTGCCTGTATCCCTCGTCTGAATCTTCGCCTGTTATAGCGGCTTTAAATCTAAAGAACTTGCTTGTAGGGTCTGATGATTGAGCAAGCATTCCGTACATATTTCTTGTACCTTGATAGAACGCTTCAACTCCAGAAGGTCCAAGTTTTGCCAAAGATTGCAACGGATGGTCTGCCACAGAACCAGCGGTTTTAGCAATCTGCTCAAAGATGTGAGCAACGCCTTCGCTAAGCAATCCAATGTCGTCTAAAATCCCTTTGTCTTCGTTTTTCTTCCACCCAAGATACCTAGAGAATTGACTTCTATCCATCTTGTAATATGGGTCTTTAGCCTTTTCAGCAAGTTCTTCTCCCGTAAGGGGGGCTGTAAGTCGCTTTAGAGCATCTGCTCTTTTATCCTCTGGCAAAGAGTTCAGGTATTTATCTGTGTCTTCATCACCTGTGTAGCGAGTTACAGAGTTAGCACCTTCGCCCCCAAAGTACTGGGGAGATGTATCAGCGTATATATCAGCCATATTACTTGAGGTTCTTATTACCAGTTCTTAGGGCGGCTTCAACATTTTTCTCAGCCTCTGGCTCTTTAAACATCACGGTGACACCCTTCATAGCACCTGTATTGATAAGTTGGTTCTTAAGCCGCTTTTCAATTTCATAGACTCTGCCCCAGTCGGCATCATCAAGTCTCCAGAACTCTGAGGGGTCTGGAACTGCCTTAGCAATCATAGCCTGTTCAAAGTTAGAGACAGTACCAACGCCAACGATGTCGGTTCTCATAGCGGCTTTAAGGGCGGCAATGTACACCTGAACTCTACCGTAGGCTTCCTGACGCTTCTTACCAATAGGAATAGTGTGTAAAGGAATCTTCAAGACTTCTTTGATTCCCCTGATAGCCGCAAGACCTGATGCGTTATTGATAGCCATTTCGTCAAACTTAGTTAAGTCGGCATCGCTTCGGTTGAACAATCCAGCAAGGAAAACGCCAGTTTCCTGTCCAACTTCTTCTGGAATCCATCCCTTTTCTGTTTGTTGACCAAAGATTCCACGCTTAGACTCACGGACATCAGCCGTTGTCATTTGCTTGCCAGATACTTGTGCCTGTTTGAACGAGTTTCCATCCCAGAACATTGGTCCAATTTCTGTATCAATAACTTTAAAGGCTGATTCAGGATGAAGAGCCGTGTACATAGCATCAAACCCAGAAGGAATATAACTGCGTCCTTCAGAGTCTTTGTATCTTTCCATAAGGAATGACTTAAGACGGGTTTTCTTTTCTTCTGTGGTGAGGTCTTTTGTTACCTCTCTAGTTCCAATCGTTGTCTGAACTTCAGACATAGAAGGAAGTATATCAGCCATACCAGCACCAGCAGGAACGGTTTCGCCCATTACCTTTGCTTTAACATCTCCGTATGAAGGAGGAGTTTTCTTTAAAGATGCATAGTTCTTTTCAAGAGTTGGAATTGAAGCGTCTAGTTGTTTTATTCTAGCCTCAAGAGCCTCTTTTGCTTTTATTTTTTCAGTAACACCCCACGGCTCACCAAATGCTAGTTTGCCTACTCTACCACCAGTCCACATACTGTGTGTGCCTGTATCTTTTTGAATTTGAAGAATTGTCTTCCAAGAATCTATGTATGCTTCCGTTTCTTTAAGGTTGTTGTCAAAATGCAAACCTCCTTTAAATTGGTCTTTTTCAACAGGTCTTGTTCCACGCTTACCTTTTTCAACTCTGTCTGTTGCTGGAGTAAAATCCCAGAAAAACGAGTCAGGAAATTGTTTATCAAACTCAGGAACAAGAAAATCTTCATCATTAGTCCAGCCGCCTGTCATATTTGTTTCAGCACCATAATAAGGTTTCCCGCCTTTAATTATTGAATCAAGATATCCTTTAAGACCTGACCTTGCTCTCTTTGATGCTTCAATTTCCTTTTCGTGTTTTCTGAGGTCAGCACCCCACGCTTCTCTTACAAGTGCGGCTTCTTCTGGGCTACTTGCTGAAGAACGCTTTAACTCAAGTCCAGCGGTAGCACCAGCAGGTCCAGCAGTTCCAGTAGTTCCAGCATCTCCTAAAACACCAGCGGCTTCTTCTTCTGTCATTTCACCTTCAATAGTTGAACTTCCAAGAATAATGCTGTCACCAACATTTGATTTATTGCGGTCAATTCCGCTTTCCTTCATTAAATCCTCAACCTTTTTAAGAGACAGACCAAACCGTTTTGCTACCTTTGCGGCTGTGTCTCCTTTCTCAAGGTCATATCTGAGATTGCCGTCATCGCCAGCATAAGCACCTTGCTCAATTCTTCTTTGAATTCTTGCTCTTTGACCTTCAGCAGACCTAGGGTCAACATACTTAGGTTCAGGTGCAGGAAGTCCTTCAGGAGCGGCTGGAGCAGAAGCGGAAGACTCAGGAGGAGGAAGTGCATCAGCAGTTGAAGGCGTGTTTATTGTCTTAAACCATTGCTCAGGAGACATTCCATTTGATTCTGCATCTTTCTGAAGTTGCTTGTAGAACTCAGGAGCAGACACTCCGTATTCTTTAACAGCCTTTGTGAATTCAGCCTCACTAATCCCAAGAGACCTAGCATAAGCCTGAACGCTGATATCGGTTTTTCCTGCTGGCTTAGAAGTAGGCTTTGCCTCTGCCGCCTTAGACGGAGGAGGAGGTAGTGCTTCTGGGGTTCTAACAACAGGTGCTGGAGCAGGGGCTGGGGCTGGAGCGGGAGGGGGCAGGGGAATAACAGGTACAGGTGCAGGAGCAGGTACAGGTGCAGGTACAGGTGCAGTAACTACAGGAGCAGGTGCAGACGGAGGAGGAGGGAGTGCCGCTGGTACAGGTGCTGGAGCAGGGACTGAGGCTGAAGGAGGTGGAGGTACAACTACAGGTGCTGGAGCAGACGGAGCAACAGCAGTTGGAATTGAATCAGGAAGCATATCACTAGGATATTCTTGATTAACCTCAACACGGATAAGACCACGCTCTGTATTTACATATCTAGCAACAGAACCTCTGTTAATTCTTCCAGTAATTTTTCCATCCTCAAACCTAAGTACATCAATGCCTTTACTTGGTGAAGGAAGGTTAATGGAAACAGGCTTACCACTTGCATCTGTAACAACTGTCTTTGTACTTAGGAAGTCCTTAGTTGTCATTCCAGAACGCTCTACATCACCAGCGTATGGCGTTGCTCCAGAAAGTTCAGCGGTTAGTTTTTCCTGAAGAGCGTAAATCTGGTCAAGGACACCACCTCTTATTTGGTAAGATTGCTCAGGACTAAGCCCTTCAAACGCACCGTCAGCGGCATTATTTTTGACATCTTCAAGCCAGTTGTAAATTGCGTCATTGTCGTCTCCTGTGAACCCAGCCTTTCTTGCATTAGAAAGTTGTTCTCTGAATGCATTATAGTTTTCTATCCCGCTGATGTTTGGATTCCATTTGGTTTTAGCAATCGCTGGCTTTTGTCCAACCAGTCTATTGTTACCCATTTCCGTTTCGCCTTGACCAATGTCTCGTCTTAACTGGTTTGCTCGCATCGTATCGTACATCTTGATGGAGTTACCGAAGTCATTGAATGCAACTTCAGCACCAGCAAGAAGTCCTAACTTTTTAGGTAGAGCAAGTTCAGGAATCTTCTTAAGTTTTTCAATCTGAGGAAGAAGAATCTGCTCAGCGTACTTAGCGTACTCAGGGTCTTTACTAAGCATCCCGTAGTAACCTTGAAGTTGCTGTGCCATCTGTCCAGCCTTGGCGTTAACCAAATCTGCTTTTCCTTGGTTTTCGTTGTAGGTAGCAATCCCGTTAGCAAGAGCATTGCCAAAGTTCTGCAATCCAGATTGTGAAAATTGACCTATCTGAGCACCAGCCTGAATAATTCCCTGAACTGGCTGGATTCCATTTTGATATTGAGAAAAAGATGAAGCCATAAATTATGAAGCAAGGTTAGCGTTTTCAAGATATCCTTTACCAAGAGAACCAGCCATACCCATAAGCCCAGCAGACCAACCTGCTTGAGCCTGTTGATTAGCGATTGCTGTTTGAGTGTTGTTGGACTGGTTAGCACCATAGATTCCAGCGTTGTACTGAGATTCAGGTGTAAACAATTTAGCACCAAGTCCACCATAAAGAGTGCCAGCACCTTGAACTAAAGAAACAGGTGACATCTGGTTAAGTGATGCCATAAGAGGTTGACCGTACATAGCATTAGCCGACTGGGTTTGAGCCAATCCAGCCGCATACATCCCTCCACCAAACTGTCTAGCCCTATCTTCACGGGCTTGACCAAGTTGATAAGAGTTCATAACTTCTTGAGCAACAGCCTGATTGCCAGAAAGACCTCTAGCCGCCATAGCCTGTCTAGCAGATTGCTGGGCGAACTGTTCCATCTGAGGGGTAAGCCCACGACCAGCATTAAGGTCGTTCATAGCAGATTGTTGCATAGATGCATAAATGCCCCTTGTACCTGAGTCAAGAGATTGCTGGTAGTTCTGCATAGCCGTTTGACCAACCTGATTATAGATACCGCCCTGCATTCCAAGATAATCGCTCTGAAGCCCACCAGACATCCTTCCTGCCTCACCGTACAGGCTTCCAAGACTTCCAAGAGAACCACTAAGTCCTTGTTGTTGCAAGCGTTGATATTGAGGTGTGTATTGACCTTCTAAACCAATAAGGTCACCTTGAATCTGTCCTTGTGAACGCAAAGCATCTTGCATTTCTCCAAGGTAAGAGCGTTGTGCTGGTGCTTTTATGTTTTTAGGTTTAGATAATGCTCCAGCCGCAGTTCCAGCAAGCGAAGACCACGCCAATACTTCTAGTCCTGTTCCCATATTAGTTAATTCCTTTCAAGAGGTTCATATATTTGTTAGTTAAAAGTTTTGGTTTTCCAAATTGTATTCCATATTTGTCTTGGTTTTCCCAGTTAGGAAATCTGGTGTTAAATTGAGACATAAGGTCTTTTCTTCCTTGAGCATTTAGTGCTATCCAATCCATAACGCAAAGGTCACTAGAAGCCTCTGGAAGGTCTAAATCCGCATCGCTGGGAAGAAGGCTAATTATATCTCCTGTGTTCTTGTTTGGCAAAGGATAGGCTACACCTACTCCATTAATCTTACTATCTGTTAATGATACAAATAAATATTTCTTACTAAATGCCCAGACTATGTAATTTTCTAGGCATTCTGACTCCCAAGCAAAACACTCCCTACGACCCTTTAAACGGTTCGTGCGGATAAATGCTATGATGAAATCAAAAAACATTAAGCAGTTTTATATTTATAGATTTTTAAAGTAGAAGAAACAATTGGGGTTGATGGGTATCCAGCAAAAATACCAACAGTCGAAGAAAACATTTTTTGCCCCACAGAAGCGGTTGTGCAGGTATCAAAAACTACATTATTACTAGTTAAAGCGGTAGAAACTTGTTCACTCCAAGTCACTACTCTACTTTGTACTCCATTGTAAGAAATGCTTACAGATGTTGAAAAAGCAGAAAAACGCTCTGCTGATTTATATGTTCCTGTAAAAGCAGTTTCTGAACTATATCTAATGCCATATCCAAATGGAACGCCAACACCAGCCCCAGTAACAGTATCATTGCTATAATTAAATCTTAATTCAAAAACCCAAACTTCTCCAACAGGTTTTGTAAATGGCAATGATGACCAAATTGCTGCAAAATTTCCAGTAACAGTAGAAGTATATGGAGGAATTGTTTCTTCTGTTATTTCAGTAAGAACATAACCTACAGTTCCGTTAACTTGCAATGTGCCTTTAAAGTTTGCTACACCGTTACTTGAAAATGAACCACTAGCCTCAATGTTACTGTTTGTAAAAATATTTTCACATACAAGATTTCCATTAACAGAAACAGAAGCCTTTTTTGTATATGAACAAGTACCGCTATTTAATGTTGTAGGAGTATTAAGTACATATATAAATTCATCAGCAGTAACAGAAGAAATTCTAAATGTACCAGAATAGGCTGGAACTGTTGCAGAAACTAAAACAATTGCATTAGCAAGCAAACCGTGTGCAGTAGAAAATACCGTTACATTAATACCGTCAGAGGAAGAAAAAGACTTGCTATTAACAATTGTTTTATCTGTTGATGTTAATTGAAGGTCATCACCAGTAAGAGTGTTAACTGTATTAGTTATTACAGTACCAAATGTTGCATTAAGTCCACTATTTAAAACATCAGAGACATTAGCCTCACGGAGAGCCGTTGCCGACAAATCGTACAAAAGCACGGAGTCGTTAGATGCAACTGTATTTGCTGTTATATTTGCTTGGTCGGTAATAGCACCCACAGAAAGTACTGCGGAATCGACTAGTTGATTGAGACGAGCACCAGTAACCTGTTGTCCGTCTGTAAAGGTATCTCCTTTAGATAATTGAGCCATAGTTATTGTTTAGATGTGTTGTTTTGTTTTTGCATAGTTGCGTACACATAAGCAGACCTTATCGATGGTCTTAAATTTGTAGATGTATATTGAACTTGCAATCCTGTTCCTATTTTTCTTATAGGAATTCTTCTTGCCGTGTCTTCGGTGAACTCAGAACCAAATGTATCAATGTTTGTTACGGTGTCTGGGTTAAATGTTTCTGCTGTTGTTAGCACTTGAGAACCAGCATCGCATACAATTTCTGTTTCTATTGTGCTATACCTTTTGTCTCCAATGCTGTTAAACGAATAACGCCTTGTTTTCAAAATTGAGTTAACAGCATTTTGCGGAAAAGATGATGTAGTTAGCGTTGAAGGAAGATAAAAAGGAAGAATTGGAGTACCAGCATTAGGGTCTCCAACTGCCCAGTCTTGATACTCATCCCAATTAAGTTGTTCCATTAAGAAAACACCTTGGTCTGTATCAATACCAAATAAACGCCTTTTATTGTCTTTTTTAGCAATTACAAACGCAAAGATATCAAATCCAGCAGGGTATGTGTCAACTGACTCCCATTGTTTTAATATAAAATTATATACCAAAACAGCGTTATTATCGACAGAGGAATCAAGCGGAACGGCAAGATAGTACCTATTGTTCCAGTAGGTTGCAACAGCACGGTGAGCGTAAGTACGGTTAATTCGTTGGATAACATCATCAATAGGGGATGAAATAGGGTCAGCCATTGTGAGCAACTTCATAGACTCCGCAGAGGCTGGTTGAGGTTGCAGGAAGTAAACTCCGTTATCTGAAAGGAAGAAAACGCCACCACCAGCCTGTACAACAGACTTTCTGGCAGAACAACCGATATCCGTTGCAAGCGTTTTTATGTAAGATGTAGCCGAAAGACCATTTCCTGTAGCATATCTGTCATCTCCTACATTGATGTAAAATATACTGTTACGCATAAACACCAAGAACTCATTAAGCGTCCACGGAGCAACTCCAACAACTTGGTCATTGCTACCGCTGTTTATAGTAAAAGCATCAACAGCATCCCAATTGTAAAAATCTAAAAAGTTACTAACAGAAACAGTATCGTAGTCTCTTTCAGTAGTTGTTACTGTGTGGTGCGAACCAAGTGCAATCATACGATTTGCATAATAAAGCAAACCTGTTGAACTTGGGAATTCGTGTCCAGTACCTGCCGATGAAGGAAGTGCTGTTATTGTTACAGTTGTAACATCCCACTCCAATGGACGCTTGGCTCTTCCACGGCTTATGTAAACCTTATCCATAGCCGCTACGACATCGCATCCATCTTGAGTGGTAATCGTTTCTCCTGCTGGGAAACTAATCTTAGCAGACAGCGTTTCGGTTTGTGGATGGTATTTATACAAGCCGTCAGTAACAACGCAGATTATAATTTCCTGACCTGTATTGTCAATGTATGTACCTACGCCATAAATAACTTGACCGACAATAGCACCAATAGTTTTGCGTTGCATACCTTTTCTAACAGTAGCAACACCACGGTCTAATCTGAAATTCTGAGACTTACTAACAATACCTTGAGGCAGAGCACTAGGGTTATCACGGCTGTTAAGCCCGATAAACGCTATATCTCCATCCTTTTGGTATTCATTAGGCATTAGTCTTTAGACTTGAGTTTGTTGAGCATTTCCTTGCCCCAAGAAACCTTCTCCGACTTAGCATTCTTAATGCCAGCGTAGAAGCCTCCTAGGAAGGCTAGGGCAATGACTGTAAGGGATAAAAGTACGGTAAACATAGGTTAAACAATTTGATTCATAATTCTAAAATCAGAAAGCGTTCCATTAACACTTACGAACCAATCAGCATTAGATACAAGAGAAGTTGTAAGAATTAAAGGCGGGAAGCCTGTTACAAAAGAAGTGCCATCTGAAATGCCAGAACTACTTACATCACCAGAAAGAACTCTTGCGTTTACGATACCTGTATTTGTTGCCCTAATCCAATCATAGCCATCAAAAGTATACCACATTGAAGCCGCAATTGCATTGGCTAGTGCTTTGTTATTTGTAACTCCTGCGGCTGGAAGGGCAGATGTTGTTATAAAAGGATTAGCAGATGTAGGTGCAGATGCACTTGTGATAGCCGCTAACTGGTCAGCCGTAATTTCGTTACCGACTTCTACGACATTCGTAGGAATCATAACACCGACTGACAGGTTAATACTCATTAGGCGATAGAATCCTCAATTGCCGTGTTTAGTTCTGCTAGGGTTTTACCAAAGAACATCTGAACGCCATCAATGCAATCAAACTGTTGATTCGCTTCAACTGCACCAATGACAGTTGTTTTTCCGTCAAGGGTGAACCCAGCAAAGCCTTTATATGGAGTGTTTATTGTATACATTATCCAATGTTAAAGTCTGAAAGACTGCTCCCAGTAAGTTTAACTTTGTATTTATCAGTTCCAGAACTAGCCATACCAGAGAAATACGAAACATTAGTGCCTTGCACCACACAAACTGCGTATGCACTTGTTGTTTGATTAACAAGACCCCAGTTGCCAACGCCAATGTTCTTGAGAAAGAACGGCTGTGTGGATGCTCTCCAGCCCCAATCAATAGCACCATTGGCTCTGTCAATTGATACAGCAGAATAAGCAAGAAAGTTTGCTTGCTGTTTACCTACGGAGTCAGCGTATTGTGTGAACTCAATAGCCATTAGACAGTACTGATAGTGATGTTGATAGCAGGTGTACCAGCGTTAGCCACAGCGTAAAGAACGCCTTGATAGTTATCAATTGAGAACTGAGACTGCGGAGGAAGAACAACACCAACTGTATCAGTAGCGTTGCCCATAACCTGTACGGTTTCAGTAGCAGATGTGTTCTGCACAAGAACAATAATACGCTTGGTAGTAATGTCAGGTGGAAGGGTAAGCACTTGAATCTTAGTAGTGCTTAAAGCCGTCTGAGTAGTCGTATAACTACGCAGGAACGGAGATGATGTTGAGATGATTGCCATAAATTAGTAAGTTCTGGTTATATTTAGTTTGCCGTATTGTCCTTGTTGATTGAGGAATTTATCGTATTCCTGCTCAATTACTTCCTTAGCCTTGGCTTCAATTACTGGTGCTTCTTGAATCTGACCCTCAGAAACAAGCCAGTTAGCCGCCGCCCCCCAAGCCATAAACGCAGAGAAGATATACGGTATCTCTATCTTTGTCCAAGACGCAGGATGCGTGTTAGGGTTTTGCCCAACAGTTGTAGATACAACCGTGCAAGTGTAGAAATTGCCAGCGTGAGGCTTACCAAGAACTGGAGTGTATGTTCCAGTACCTGAGCCAGAGTCAAAGTAGACCTGAACTCCTTGATAATAAACTACGGTAGGGCTGTACAACTCCCCCTCAAGGGTGATGCAGTCTTTTCTGTACAAGTACCAACCTGACACAATGCCATTTCCAATGATAATTTTACGGACAGAACCGCTGTCGTATATCTGGTATGGCACTTGAACCGCTTGTGTGGTCTCTTGAGGGTTCTTTGTGTAGACAGCAAGAATCTCATCTGCTTCTGTCGCTGGAGAGAAAGAAACAACCCCGTTAGCGTCAGTTGTTGTCGTGAACTCTACAAGTCTGCAAACATCTGCCCATTGAATGGTTTCCCAAGCCTCACGAATCCTTGCGGATGCAAAATCACGGAACTGAGCGAATGTCTCAGCGGTGATGTTGTGACGGTCATTTCCAGAATACTGGAGAGCGTCAAAGAGGATTTGTGAAAAGTTTGCAGTTCTCATTATGTGAGATAACCGTCAGCCGTGAAAATTGTGCCGTTAACGCAAGTACGCTTGGCGTAATTGGAAACGGCAGTTTCTGGATTGTCCCGAAGAAATTCTCTGAGAAATGAATCATCATCCCAGCACTCGTACCCCAGCCGATGTCCCCAGTAATGGAAAGCGGCTTGGGGTATCCGAGCCTTTAGTTGACCAACACCATCGATGCTTCGGGCTTCGTTGGCGTGGTTAAAAATGGCTGACTGTTTCGCTTCGGCATATGCCTTAGTTTCTTCCATTCTCCACCCACGCAGAAGTTCATCCCTAACCCTGTTTCTTAATTCAGGGGGGATAACCTCCGCTAGGTCTTGAATGATGTCAGCCATTGTCTGATTAGGCGGTGAAGTCGAACACGCCAAATGCCAGCGGGTTGTAGACGCAAAGTCCAGCAACTGCTTCAATCATTCGGGCTTCGCCACCACCGTTGTTGGTGAGAGCAGTAACTCCAGCGACATTGCCGCCATAACGAATCTCAACTTGGTCAAACGGGATGACATAACCAGCAAAGGTCGAGCCAACGCCAGAAGTAGCATTGAGATAGTGTGACGGGTGCAGACGAAGTTTACCGAAATCGCCTTCAAACACATCAACCGAAGAGATGTAGGACGAAGCGTCCGACTCACGGTTAAGGGTTCTGATAGCGGTCATCGGGGCTGTGCCTGAGCCTTGGGTAGATGTAAACGCAAGGTTAGTAAAGGCTCTCTTAAGAGCAGTACCAACGAGAGCGTCATAGTCTCTGTATTGACCAGTTTGGCTGTAGATACCCGTGAGGATATTCTGGACAACCGTTTCAGTCAGAGCCGCAGTTCCAACCGTAGAACGGTTAGCCGTAGGCGTACAGAAGGTGTCAGGAACAGCAAGCGTTGTGTCCTTCGTAGCAATTGGCTGAAGCCACTTGTTAAGACCACGGGTGAGGTAGGGGGTTGAACCACCAGCGTCAGCCTGAGCACCGTTGTTGGAGCACATTGTGGCTTCCATATCACGCTTGATAGCCTGAATGCCCTTAGCGACATTGTTAGCGAGTTCATCACGAACCCCAGCAATCGTAGCGATGTCCTGCGTAAGCGGGGACACACGGACGGCTCTGCGGAAGATTTGGATGTAGTTGCTGAGTTCAGCACGATAGGTTACGCCGCCATCCTTGACATAGTTGTCATAGGAGGTCACATCCGTACCATCGACTGTACCAGTCGTCTTAGGTGTAGGAAGTGAATCGGCTTGCCATCTGAAAAGTGTATTTCCAGGTTTTGAACCCTTCTTTGCCATCGATGTGAAAGGAGTATCCTTTGCATCAACGAGTGCGATGAGGTCAGCGAGGTCTTCTCTTTTTCCAGAGGAGATGTCTTTTTCTAGGAGATTTGCCATAGTAGTTATATAGGTTTGGGGATTACAAGAATTTGTTAGCGATGATTATGCTCAAATCGTCACGGGAGTTAGAAGACGCATATCGTTGCTTTGCGACCTGTTCAGCAACCTGATTTTTCTTCAGGGGAACTGGGCTTGCAGACGACCTAGGTTGTGCGAGTACTTTTTGAGGAGTAGTTACTCTCTTCTGGTTCTCATAGACTTTTATGCCTGTAATGAGGTGACCTAGTACTAACTTATGGTCAGGTGCACGAAGTATTTCTGGAAATGCCTTGATGAAAGATTCTGCCATCTGTCGTTCCTTACTGGAACGGTCTTTCCACCACACATAATCCTTTTGAGCCACCGCTTCAAACTGATTGTACGCTTGAAGGAACTGTGCTCTTTTTGGGAGATGTTCTTCAAGTGCATCCATAGATTTAACTTTAATCTTTCGGATGTCCTCAGCCGTGTACTCTACTTCTTCGCCATCTGACTTTGTCACAACAGCACCATCAGGGTTCATTTCGCACCAACGCCTAATTTGTTTGGCTTGGTCAGCCTCTCGGCTGATTTCTTCCATACTACGGATGTGGCTGAACGGGTTGCTTGAATCTGGGACTTGGGCTGGCTTGGTAGCCTCTTGCTCCAATCGTTCCACTTCTTGCTTTAGTCGTTCAACTTCCGCTTCGGCTTCTCTACGCTTGGCAGAGAGTTTATCGATGCGTTTCTTAACGCCCTTTGGTAGACCTCTTTCAATTTCTTCATCGTCAGACTTGGTTTCTTCGGTTTCCTCGGAGTCTTCTGATTCTGAATTGTCAGCGGTTGTTTCATTTTCCTGTGAAAGAACAGCACTATCTTGTTCATAAGCGGTGCTTTCACCTTCCGCTTGTTCCTGACCTTCTTGGACTTCAGGAGACCCGTTCTGTTCCTCACCGCCTAGGAACTTATTGCTGATAATATCAGCGATTTCATTTAAACCAAAAACTGCGGAATTGTTTTCGGTGTTTGTCGTGGGGTTGTTTTCAGCCGTCCCAAGGTCGGCATCATTCTTTGTATTCATTAGATAAGGTCTAAAGTCCTATATACAGAGTTTTAGAATGGACTCAGAACCATTAGAAGCCTTTAAGAGGCAAAAAGTTATTGTTGCAAGAGGATTACTTATCCAAGCCAATTTCGCCTGAATCATACTGTTCAGGTGCTTTTCCTTGGTCGGCAAGTACTTCATCCCGTGTGAGTATAAGAAGGTCTCTAAAACTGCTTAAAGAAGAGGCTCTTCCTGAATGCCAAGCCCTGTCTTCCCCCTTAGAATCCTTTGAAAGTGCATCAGAAACCTCTGATTCAATGCTGGCATTGATAAGAAGCATAACAGCACCCCAAGTTGGATTCCCCTTTTCAAAGGAAAGACCGTTGATAATTTCGATAGGGAGGCTCACATCATACCTCCTTGCTGTTCAGGGGCTTCCTGCTGGGCTTGCATTTGCTCTGCTTGCTGAATCTGTTGTTGCATCTGATTCCCAGCCTGTTCAGCGATAGGAGTAACTCCCGTGCGACCAATCTGCTTGTTCTGTTGCTGGCTTACGGACATTTGCAGGTTCTTGATGAAGTTATCCATAAGGGCACGGAAATGCTGGTCGGATTGCATTTGTTGCTGTGCCTTGGGGTTCTTAGAGATAATGTCTTGCAGGTACTGGAGTTTAGACGGGGCTGAAGGGTCGTTTTCGACATAGTTAGCCTCGTTTCCAAGCATCATAAGACCGATGTCAGATTGAATTTCCTTATACAGCATCTGAGAAGCCGTTGCCGTGTTGATGATGAGTTCTTTTGCCTTATCAGGGTCGATAGCCTCAATAGCCGCTTTAACAAGTTTGTTCTTGTCAATAACTCCTGCACTATCAAGAGGGAGAACAAATTGCGTAATTGCTTTGAGTTTCTCGATGACAAACTGAGTATCAAGTTCTCTAACATCGTATTTAACTTGGAAGTCATAATTATTGCTAATGGAACTCAAGTTCTGAGGAAGCGAGCGTCCAGTAATTTGTTCAATCTCGGCTGAGTCCATATACTGGAGCATCATTGAGAATGTCATAGAAAAAGCCTCACTCCAGACATCCAGCCAGTTATTCACAAGGAATTGCTGGGTTGTTTGAGTTTTTTGAGGCATTATGTTTGGATGATAAAGTCCAAAGTACGCACAATGCTCCATATCAACCTTGTCCATTAAGGCGAAGGCTGTGTTAGGCTCTCCAGTTGGAGTAGGCATAAATCTGTAGTCATCAACTGATGTAACAGGCAAATGAACCCCCGGAGAAATCTTATTGATACCACTTAGTCTCTTCTTTACTAGGACTGGTGGTAGCGTTGTGAAGGCTGTTCTATCCCGCACGGAGTCACGCTGGGCTTTGACTTCCTCTTGGTCTGTCTGGGCGATTTCAGGGATTCCACGGGTTTCGTAGATAGGTCTTCTAATTTTTTCTCTGCGGTAGATAACAAACGGATACTTATTTTGAGCACTTCCAAGTAGTTCGTGCGAAGCGTATTCTTCGTTGCCAGACTGTGGGCAGAAGATTGTTTGATAGATTCCAGCAATGCCATCGCTGTCAATCAATCTGCTATATGCGTAAACCAGTTCAATCAAGTGGTCATTTCTGCTTACTTGATAATTCAACAAGGCGGCGGCAGGGAGAAGGTTAGGGTCGTTGAAGTTAGATTGTTTACCAGCGGTATTAACAGATTGTTCAACAAATGAGTTATCCCATTCGTACTGTTTTGCCATTGTACGAAGTTCTACTTCAGTAACATAAGTTCTTCTGAAGATAACTCTGGCTCTTTGAATATCAATCGTTTCTGGCGGGAATGAAATCTCGTCATATGGCTTTAAGGAAACCAAACTTGGTTGGTTCTTAGAAATAAACGGTTCTGGGATATGAGCAGTTCCAGTTTCTCTTAGTTCCTTAATTGCCTTCTTAACTGTTGCAGGAGAAACAGTCGGAAGGTACATCTGGATTAAAGACATAGCAAACTCTTCCTTGGAAGGGTCTACAATGGCATCTGGGAGGTCTTTGAGGGGCGTATTGGGGTCTTTCTGCATTCCCATCTGAACAGCCTGAACAAGTTCGTCCATAGATAGTTTCTGGAAGCGTGTAGACATCTCTCGTTCCCACAGGATGTGTAATCCAGCCCATCCGTATTGAAGTCCGTTCTGGGCAAGCAATTCAGCCTCTTTTCGCAGTTCTGTACGCAGTCTTGACTCAACAAGCCAAGACATAAGCACATTAGCGGTAGCGGCTGTTTCGGAATCGTTGAATTCCGTACCTTTTACCTTAATCTGACACCTATCAAAGGTTGTCATAAGGATAGCAACTATTTCATTAATCGTTCTATCAACAAGTCTGCAACGAACATCTGAAGCACCTTCAAAGGGGAATGCACCATCACCGTTCATACGGTTTTCGCTGTGCTTCTTGCCGTCATCCGTCTGACCTTCCCATCTAGCAAGTCTTATGTCGTCATTTTCCGCTATGTTAGCGGTGTTTCCTCCGTTCTGCGTAGAACGCTGGTATTCCGAATAGAAGTAGGGAATATCAGGCTTATCCGTTGCAAATACAAATTTATCTGCGTTGTTGTTGTATTTTTTCATTAATAAAATTAATTAAGTCGTCTCGAAAGTATCGTTTATGGTTGCCTTTTGTGGTATATGTTCTTATAACACCCGTTTTAGCAAGTTGTTCAAGAAGGGTTCTTGAAAGTCCAGAACAAAGCATTGCTTTTTTTCTTGGAAGTAAGCAAGGAAAATAAAGTTCCATTAGTAACTTCCTCCACCCGTTCCACGCATTGTGCTGTCCGAAATGTAAACAGGATTCATAGTCATTAGGTATCGAAGGCAGTCTATTGGGTCTTTCGTTGCTCCCTTGTCGCCATCTTGACCAGTCCACTCCTTGATGCAGTATATTAGATTTTGACATTTGTCTGAGATGTATAGTTTAGGTTTATTCAACGGGCTGATGTCTTGGGACATATCATAGGCAAAGCCGTCATTAATTAAAGTAACGCCTTGTTCAATCCTAATTCCTGCGGCTGGGATAAAATGCATAGGCACTTCCCCGTCATCAAGCATATCAATTAAAGTAACTCCTCCATCTTCTGTTACAGCCTTAGTTCCACCTGCACGGGGGTCGATATATCTCTCAGATATCTCTTCTCCGCTCTCAAGGTCTAGAATAAGTTGCTTGTAGTCGGCTAGTGAGCGTCCTGCTCCGTTTCTTTGGGCTGTTCCAGCCTTCCCGTCTGGCTCTCCAGCAGGTAACGCCCACTCGCCCTCTGATTCGTCTGGGAACTCTCTGTAGACAATGACATCCCCGTCTTGTGTTACCTTTGCCCAGATGATAAACCAGTTTCTAGCACCAGCAGGGTCTACAACCATATAGTTAGTACCCTCGACTGGAATGTTTTCTGACTTAATAATATTGACCTCTGGGGTAAATCTTGGAAATTGACTACCGCTGATGTTGTCAGCCCAACCATACGCACGAATCTTAACTTCGTAAGGTTTCTTGCCCATCAGAGTCTTCTTTAACTGTTCAAATGGGTTGTACGGGTTAAGTTCGCTGTGAAACCACATAACGCCAGCAGGACGAACATAAGATTGTGCCTTATAAGGCATATGACCCCTTGGGCATCCGTTCACATTGATGTTATCTGGCAAGAGCGGGCTTTTACGGTGCTCAAGTATCTTAGCACCGCTTACATACTCTTTTACAACGCTACTGTACCCCGTGATTGGTGTGAATGTTGTGATTAACTTACCAAAACGAGTAACAATACGATACCTCAGGGTTTCAATCCAATCTAAAGGCACTAATTCATCGCACCAAATCAAATCTACCTCGCCACCCTCAATAACATCACGCTTTTGAGCGTAATTCATAAAGAAGCATTGGCTTTTGTTAGGTAGAATAAAAGTGTTGTCAGAAAAACCGTTTTTTTGCGTGTACGATACATTCTGAACCTTGTTTTTACGCAAATCCTTGAACTCAGATGGCAAGTACTTATGGATAACATTCTGTTGCATCTGAATTGACGACTGATTGGTCGTGTGCAGACACCACACTCTAGCATCCTTTGTGTTAATCAAGGTTTGGACTACACGCTTTGCCGCCCACTCTGTTTTAGAGGCACGGTTTCCACCAAGAATAAGAACTTCGTTGTTTTTCTTAAGCATCTCATCTGCTTCAAGCCAATGAGGAAGGTCAAACCCGTGCCTGTAAGGGTCTAGTTTCTCCGCAAGGATTTTATCCTCTCGGATGGAAAGAATTTCAGCCGTTTTTTCCTCACCAACCTTATCAACCAACCTACGGACATCTTCCGTGGTAGGCATCAATAGAACTGGGTGAGGCGTTAGGTTCATCTAGCGGGTGGAGTTGTGTCTGGCGTTATGCCACCGCCTTGCTCTTTTAGGAATTGAGCATATGTCATTCTTTGACCTAGAGGGGTTTTTCCTGTGCGGTCTGCTGGAGGTTGTGGATTTGGATTTGGAGGGACTGGTACATTAACAGAATAATCCATATCTGAAATAGGAAGAACACGGGCTTGTCGTTGTTGCCAATTCTCTTTTGGTGCAATTGCTTTGTGCAAATGCTCAGGATTGTTGAGGTCTAGTTTATGTGTCTTTGCTCTATCCTTAAGATAAGCGTACATTATCTTACGAGCGTTCGCTGGTTCTGCCGCAAGGTCTGGGTTATTGACGATGTCAATTCCAGTTAGTTTAGCAAGACGCTCGTAGTTGTATCTTCCAGTAAGATGAATGAACCCTCTTCCATAATACTTAACAGCATCTGCATCTGTCTTGTTTCCTAGGTTTTTGCCAGCAGTAGTTTTTGCACCATACATCTTTGTGAAGTATTCTTCTGGAGTCCCGTTGTATGTTTCTTTCATCCGCATTTTCGGACCACCCTCAGCAAGCATATGTCTTAACAGATTTTTTTGAGTGTTTGCATCCGTGAACCCTTCTTGGTTCATTTCAATAATCTCATTATCAATCCAACCGTAATTATATATAGGGTCTGTTGCTACAGGTTTTTTTGCCGCTTTCTTTGCCATATTACTGAATCTCTCCTTGTGGTTTATATTTAAAGATGTCAAAATCAACGCTACCATCATCAGAACGCTTAGGGATATAATAGTCTGTGTCTGGAAGAATTTTCTTTTCTGCAATATTTTTATGATATGCCTCTAGCGACATAATGTTTTTCTTTTGCTCTTCAGTCATATAGGAACTCTTTTTTGAGTTCTCAATAATCTTGTCTACCTCTTCTGGCTTAAACTTATAATGTTGCGAGTTAACAAATTCTTGTTCCCAGTTGCTTGTAGCCCCAGCCCCAACCACAGCATCCTTAGCAATAGGTCTTTCAAGAGGAATCATTTCGGTGGGGTCTACTGTGTAAGGACGCTCAATAGTAGCCGAAGGAGGTTTGTACTCCGTGATGATGCTACCCCCCATAGGGATGGTGTAGTGTCTTCCGCTTTGAGTGATTTGCAGGTTCTGCGTCTTGGTGTCGTACCCGCTGATGAGGTAACCGCCAACAGACTGACCAACCTTAGCCCACTTAGAGCCTTGCGGGGTGTGGATTGAGAAAGTATCGTTACCAGTCATCCCCCTGAACTCAACAGGTGGTTGTTTGTTAGGTTGTGCCATAATAAAAATTAATATTTACCGATAAAGCGAGGGTGGCGGGTAACAACCCAGCGAGCACCGTCCCAGCGTACCTTGACTGCCATACCAATGCCAAATTTGGTCGATTCACGGCAAATTACATTTTCCTGCTTGCCATCAATCACCACTCCGATTACACGGGGATTCTTGTATTTGCAGTAAACTGTTCCCTGTTTCTCCGCAGGGGAAACAGTCAAATCGACCTCCTTGAAGCCGATATTTTCCTTGAGAGCACGAACACCTTCCTCTGTCCAAGAAATCTCCCAGAGATGTTTAGGACGCTTAGATTCAATGCGTGTCCAATGAACAACTTCCTCATAAGATGAGCGAAATTGGCGTAAGATGTCTTTTGAAAGACCTAAGGCTATAGAGAGTTCTTTCTCGTTCATATGTCGATATCTGGTCGATGAATCGACAAGAGTCAAGCAATATGTCGAAAGGCAGAGGGGGTGGGATTTGAACCCACGGTGGGTTTCCCCACGCCAGTTTTCAAGACTGGAGCAATAAACCTCTCTGCCACCCCTCTAAAGGTGGGCGTGAAGGGAATCGAACCCTCGACTTAAGCCTTATAAAGACTCCACTCTAACCGCTGAGTTACACGCCCGAAAGTACGGCAAGCGGGGGTCGAACCCGCAACATCCTGCTTGGAAAGCAGACACTCTGCCAATTGAGTTACTGCCGTGAAGGTGGGACTGACTGGACTTGAACCAGCAACAAATCGCTTAAAAGGCGACTACTCTAACCATTGAGTTACAATCCCTAAAGAACCCTGACAGGGATTTGAACCCCGACAAGGAGTACCAAAAACTCCTGTGCTACCGTTACACCATCAGGGTAGAAGGACGCATAAGAGGAACTTTAACCTCTTTCCTCCGATAAACGGAATTCAACTTAAACTAATGCGTCAAAATCGACCCACTAGGAATCGAACCTAGATGACCCGCTTAGAAGGCGGGTGTTCTATCCGTTGAACTATAGGTCGTAAAAGGGCGGGGGAGGGGAGTCTAACCCCTCGTACTATATTCAGAACTTCCTATGACCGTGTTTTAAACCATTGAACCATTGGTTCTGCTAATAATGTACTCGTAACAAAAACGACCCCGCAAAGTAAGCCTTGTGTAGGATTTGAACCTACGACCTTCTGTTTACAAAACAGACGCACTACCGCTGTGCTAACAAGGCAAAGTCAAAGAACTCCTGCTGTATGTTCAAGTACTTTCTTATAGTCAAACCAATTCTTTCTAATTCATCGAAATCCCTTCCCCCAGAATTGGGGGACTGAGGGGGTAAATAACAGGGGGTACTAGGGGGGTGAAAAAAAATTGAGTCAAGCCTAAAATGCTCTAAGGGTTAAAAAAGTTTTCCTGTTCGCTATTTGCGAATAAAAAATGTCTGAGTGAACCTGATAAAAAAACGAACCAATAGTAAAAGAGCCACCCCCCCCGCCCCCTTAAGGTGACATCTTTGGTCAGGTTATCAGGGTTCAGTCGGAAATGAACCGTTCCTTATGGGGTAAAGCCTCCGAATCCATCAACAGGTTCAAAACCCATACTGAACATCAGTTCACATATGGATTTAAAGGGTCTGGCTGGTCTCTGGAGCGGCTAGGACGGTCTAGTTGGTATGTAGACACGGCTAGACCTCAGGAGTGGCTACCTGAGGCTAACTGGGGTGGACTATTGAGGGGGTCAGGCTTACTGGTAAATCGGGGTGCGGAGGGTCTGGAATTCGGCTGGGAAGGTCTCCAGTCGGATGGCATCGTAGTTGAGTTCCATCCGAGCGGCTTCACCAGCGGCTACGGCTAGGAGCACATCGTAGTCCCGCTCACCGTAGTTCAGGAAGTGGCTCACGGGGAAGGTGGCGACTAGGGTGTGGCGGTCGTACCAGCAACCGCCTTCGGCTGGGCTGTAGCACTCACGGCTGACCTCGTAGAACGAGAGGTAGCGGATGCCAGCGAGTCGGTCTGAGCCATAGGAGTACAGACCAGCGAAGCGACCTGCGTAGACTGAGAGGTGGAGGTCGTACGAGTCACGCTTGAGCGTCTGGTTTTGGTTGTAGTCGCTGACCTTCTTCAAGCAATCTTTTAGGATGACTTCAAGAGCCTGATGACGCTGGTGGTCGTCTTCGGCTTTGGTCGCTTCACCGACCTGCTTCCAGAT